TTATAATGATTTGACTATAATGGCAATCCCTTGGTCATCGAGCATATTTTCAACTGCTTCAAAAACTTCGATCGTGCCCTCGATCCAGCAATGCTCGACCAATCCCCCTAAGGTTTGGTATTCGCACATATCAGGATGATCAGGTGCAAGCTTGGCACGCACTTGATCAATCATCTGATTCAACTGTACCGACGGCGGTATCGTTGGATCTGATTCATGAATGTAAACGTACACTTCCGCTTCAAGTTCAACCTTGGCATCCAAGCCTTTCACTGGTGCTTCGGTTTGATTACCTTGGGTCACGAATAAGGCAGGACGCTCATCAGGTGCTACGTTATTGAAATGCTTTAAACGGCGACTGGTGGTTTTAATTCCCTCGATGCCTGACAAGCGATTAAACAATGCCTGGTAAATGGCTTCACTATTCACTGCTCAATCCCCTTTCAATTGCAGCATCAATATTTTTCGGTACGATCTTCGCCACCTGATCCAATGAATCACGCATAAAACGGCGCTCTTTCATGTCGACTTTGCGTGAATGGGCTTTAATCATGATTTGACGTGGTGTAATCGCCCGACCAAAGACTTTCTTAATCGTGCGCAAATGTGCCTTGATGGCCATCGTGCCTTTTAAGCCAAATTCATGAGCAAAAGCATACGGTACCAAAGCACCACCAGCACCGACTGTACCCTCGATCCAGTCCTTATCTTCTTCCACCTTGGATGAAACGGATCCTCTTAAACGCCCAGACTGCACATTCAGGCGCTGACCTGTCAGCATGTCTTCTTGAATAGTGCGCTGAAGTTTAAGTGTGAGTGCATTTACCGTGCGCCGTATTTCAGCACGTACACGTTCATTGACCTCGTTAAAATCAACATCAGCATCAACACGGTAATTACTCATACATCACCTACTTTGCAGCAGCAGTTTCCTTTTTAGATTCTGCTTTGGTTTCAGGTACCGCACGTGTAAAACCTAATGGCTGTAATGCATAGAAAATATCTGCATCAGATTCAATCGTGTTTTTGGTTGTGAGGTAATGAGTCTGACCCGCACAATCAATGGAAGTGCCCTGAAAATGCACTGGCGCTTGATACTTAAATGACATGCTTTGCTCCTAAACAACGAAAGCACCAACGCCCAAACGATTGGGATTGGTACCATCATTGCCGACTGGAATTGAATTTTTTAATGCCAGGTAACGCTGGCCATAAATGCTTTGGTTATAAAATGCATCGGTACCAGAACGTGAAAAGCTCACACTCTGACCTGCAATGGTCATACTCGAGGCATCTGAAAAGCTGTTACCTGACTTTGATTTGAGTGCAACCTTGAGAATATGTGCTGTATATAGACCCACAGCACGTTCTTTCAGATCACCAAATTCAAGTGACTTCACAACGAGATCCGCTTCCTCTAATGCGTCTGCAATTTCTGCATCAGGAAGATTCATCAGCGCCGTGTCGTACTTGAACTTCAATTTAAAAGCTTGTGGGTCCATAGATCACCTTATTCAGTGGCTTGAGTAAGTTTGGCTTGCAGCTGCTCAAGGGTTTCATCTTCAGTAAAGGTGATTTCAAGATCCGTCAGCGCTTTACGCACCTCATCAATCGTGAGCTCACCACCTTTGGATTTATCGCCCTTGCCTTTGCCATCATCAGGCTTGCCAGCTTGAGCACCTTTACCACGACCTGAAGCAGGTTTTGAATCACCAACTTCTGCAATTTCTTCAATGCTTAGTTCACCAGCATCAATCAAATGCTTAGCGAACTTGTTCTTTTGAAGTGCCTTGTGCTGGTCGGCTTCAAGTGCTATGGCGATGCCTGTTGGTAGAGTTGCTACCCCAGCAAAAACAAAAGCGGCATTAGAGCCGCTGTATTTATATGAATATTTAGCCATGTGGTTTTAATCCTTATGCATGGTCAAGGTAACGAAGCGAATCAACACGCTTCAGCCAAACGCCCTGGTATTTGTAGTGACCAGGTACAAGCACATCCAAGCCTTTCGGTTGCGCCGTCAAGAACTCAACGCTATTACCTTTGAACTGGATACATGATGGATCACGGCGGTAGATGATCGAACGGTCAGCACTTGCGGTACCCTTACCATTACCACGGCCAGATCCACGGATGGCTAATGGTTTGCCTTGAGTTGAGAAGATATTGTTTTCTTCAATGTACTTCAGGAATGTTTTACCACCTGAATCTGGCACGACACGTGTCGATAAGTGAGTGTACTGCGCTGATGCCATTAAGTAAGTGTCAGGCTCAATTGAAGAATCACCATCAAACAAATCTGACGAATCAGCCAATGAGTTATTGAAGTCGGATAAAACCTCTTCAATGGTCGCCGTAGCCCAATCATGCTGACCTGTCACGATAGTCACGCCTGTTTGGTTTAAGAAGCCATTCACTTTTTCAAGCTGTCCACTGGCATTCGCTTTGGTGTAACCGTACCAGGCCACATTTGACATGTGTTTTTCAGCAGCCAAGTTTGCAGCCTGAACTTTGTCCGCTTCAAGCGTGAGGTTCATTTGCTGTGCAGTCGCCAATTCAACGACTGAATATTGGTAGCCAATCACACCCACTTTCACCGGCAGGCTCACGGTGTCGTATTCAACTTCTGCAAGTGGAATATCATCACCGGTACCAGCATAGTCTTCACCAATACCCACACCTTTTTTACGAGATAGGATTTCACCACCACCATAGACCGCATTTACATTGGTCACTGGAATAAACTTGGCATAGTCAAGAACCTGCGCCAGCTGCGGTGTAATTTCGTTTTGTTCTTCGATCTTAACGAAGAGCTGTGCCAATGCATCCATGTTGAACGCATCGCCAACTTGTGCCTGAATGGCGTATGAAATCGGCGTTAAACGCGCTTTCATTTTTGCTAATTTGCTCATGTTTAATTAAGCTCCACGAAGATTAAGAAGGGCTAAACCATCTGCGCCTGTCACGGTTTCCCATGCTGCACCCGGTAATACTGTTCCGTCAGTTGCTGAGCTCGACAATGAACCCAACGGCGCTGCGGTGGTACCGTTTGCAGTTTTCACATAAACCGCTGCGGTAATGTCTATAATCGGCGCTGTAGGTTTGACCCAAATCGCACCTTCAAACATGATTGGCAACATATCACCGGCTTTATAGACTTCTTTACCTAAAGCGTCTTTTCCAGTTTTACCCACACCGTGGCGTACGACCACACCAAAACGTGTAGGTGTAGCACCTGCAATGGCTGTCACAGATTTACCATCCGTCGTGCGGACAACCACTTCACCGTCATTCACATTCACCAAGCCTGATAATGGCAGTGACAGTACGACTTCTTTGGCAGTCAAACGGCCACGCTGACCGACAACCGCATTTAATTGCTGAACCATAATTCAAGCTCCCCTTAAATTGTTTTGTATGCAGCAGACTTGTCATAACCCTTATTTTCATTCGAGTCTTGATTGTTGTTTTGCTGTTGTTGCTGTTTATGCAAAGCATCACCGACGGCGTTGCCTGGTGTAGTCGTTTTGACCGCAGATAATGCACGGAAGACCGTGTCGATCTGTTCAGGTTTAGCATCACCCACGGCGACACCACCAAGTACAGCGGTCACCAATGTGTCACCTGCTTTGGCTGCAATCACATCACGTTTGATTTGCTCACATGAACAGCCTTCAGTTTTGATACCAGGTACCAATGCAACGGCATCCGCAACCACTGACGCGCGTTCAGCTACGACCTGATCAAGTTTTTCAGGTGTGATTTGGTTTTTCTCAAGATCACCGACTTTTTGCTTCAGTTCTGCGTTTTCAGTCTGCAAGGTATCAACCACTGCTTGTACAGCTGGCAATTCATCACCAATAGCAAATTGTTTGTCACCGACTTTGAGTTTTGCTGCTTTTAAATTTTCAAGCTGGTCTTCTTGTTGCTTTACAGCATCTGCTAGCGCTTGGTTGTCACCAATCTCAAAGCGAATACCGTTTACTTTAATTTCCATCTTTTTCCCCTTTGGGTTTGGTTTATGGTCACCGACGCGACAATCACCGCCACAGCGACCGTATTTCACCAGCGCCACGTGATTGCCTTTAAAATTGATAAAGCGGGCTTGATACGGCGTACCATCAGGTGCCGTACCTTGTTCAAGGACAAGATCTGCGCCATAGCCCAATGAGATCTCGACACGCTCATTGTTTTGAATGGCATTGATACTGTTCTGATCTTTGATGATCAGATCACCCAGCATGAATTCACCCTCTTGGCGCACATTCTCACAATCGCCAATGTGATAGTCCTTCCAGTTGGAAGCATTGATTTCATTCTTGGGTGGGTGATAGTCCGTTGCGTCTACACCGTCGAAACTTTTGATTACTTCAGGCTTGAATAGATCATCGGCTGACACATAGACATTGATGACCTGATCCGCTGAGTACCCCTCTAAATTTGGAAATTCATAAGCGTAGTACTGACGGACTTGAGGTGCTTTGGCCAAACGTACGTTGACGCATTTGAGATACCCTTCTTGAGTAAATGAGCGTGTACTTTCGCTTGGTGCAAAGTCACCAATTTTGAGTTGGTAAATGAGTTTCATAAGTTAATGACTCAGCTTTTGTAAGATTCCGCATAAAAGAAGTGCACAAGCTACGATTGCCGCCATGTGTAAAAAGCACAATCCAAACAATCCTGAGTCGTTTTCAGGCTCAGATGCTCCAATCTTTTCTAATGGTGGAGGTGGCACAAATTCAGGTTTAGGCTCGGGCTGTTTTGCTGAATTTTGGGCATTAAAAAAGAGCCCATCGGCTCCTAATTTTTCTGCAATGTCTTTTGAGACATATCGCCCATCATCTGGCATTAGATGATCATCTAAAATCACAGCTCCAGTAAAACCACCCACCCCATGACGACGGCGTGATTTGATTATTTCCACTTTGAGTCGGCTTAAAATATCTGGATAAATTAAACAGTCAGGATAGCCACTCTGCATCACATCCCAATCCGTTTCTGACTTTGATACTGCTTTTTTGTTTTGAGCTTCCAGACGGCGATAAAAACGCTCCTTGGAAAATTTCTTTTTACGCATGACATCACCTATGGTTTTTGAGGTGGAGGCTTAGATTCGCCAGTTTTTTTAATATTGTGGCAAGGTTGGTAGCCACTCCCATTTTGACCATTGAAACGAGTACACGCCTTGCACTTACCGCACGGTTTAGATTCAGTCAATTAAGATATCCTCATAATTCGGCAACGCCGTGCATCGACATCGAACTGGTTGACCTGGATGCCCTCCGCTTGGTGGATCATCCCAACGGAATGTTTGACCATTTTTAATCCGATGATCTGTTCGAACACGCTCATCTTTTGCTGATTGCCACACGTATGTTTCCACACCCATCGATTCCTGACGCTTCTTGTTGATAGCGCCGTTGATCTTGCCCATCTGGTCGGCTGCAATCAGTCGTGCACGAAAGTCCGTACTATGACCGAGCTTTTTAATTTCCTGAGCCAATTCCTCGTTGGTCTGCCCTGTTTGCAAGGCATTCATCACCAAGGCTTCAAGCTTATCGGTGTATTGACTTGGAATAGACTTAATCAAAGAGACGTTTGCAGCAATCTGATTATCGATTTCATCCTGAATATCAGCACCGCGGAAAAACGGCGTAAGGTCCACACCAAGGATGGTCTTGGTATGACTGGCAATCTGCTTATCCACTTCCTTGCTGGTATCCATAACCACCTTAGTAGCCAAAGATACCGACACTTCCATGGTGTACTTCACCATCTTTTCACGTAACGCCGTGAATAGATCCGTTACCCAACTATCACCAATGTTCTGACCTACTGTGGGTAAAACGAAATCCTTAGTTTGTTCCTGGCAATATTTGGAGATTTCCAAAAGCTGACGTGTATAGAACAGCTCAACACGGCGATTGACCTTGACTGCCTTAGGCTTTGCCTTGCGTCCTTTCTTGCGTTTTTTGATCTGCTGAAGCTGAGGCTTAAGGATCTGTATGATCGTCGTCATTTGGCTTCACCATCGTTTCCAATTCTTTGATGTGATTTTCATCGATGACTGAGTAAACGCCGTCGATGACTAACTGACGTGCGATCTGAGGCTCAGTAATGATGGCCATATTGAGATACTTCTCATCACGCTCAGCATTGGCTTTTTCCACCTCTGAACGGACTTTCGCATCTAATTGCCAAAGCGGATTAAATACCACATCCAGTTCAGGAAATTGACGTCCAAAGGTAGACTGACAGATCACGGCGAGAAACTTCATCAAGATCGGCTTGAGGTGCCATTCCTGCTTAGTGGCAATCGAGTCGTAATAATTACGAGTATCGTGCTCACCAGTGGCATTCATTCCTGCAGGTGATTGGCCAAACAGAATCGTATAGGGAATATCTGCCGCACCCGCCGTCTGTACCGAGAATTCACGCATCATGTCAGGCAAACCACCAAAGGCATACGTTTTTGAATCGTACTTTTCATCAGCATCCAACACGATCATGCCGTTTAAGCTCTTCATCAAGCCCACAGACATGAACCGTTCCATCACGCCTTTCATGTCCTCTTTGATCTTATCGACCAGGTTAGGCGTTTGAATCACATCAATCTTCGATTCATGAATCAGGCTGGCGGATCCACGCTTAACACTGGCATGATCAAGTAGATCCTCATAGACTTCCTGCAAGATACTTTGAGGTTCTTCATTCACCACATCAGCATGCGCAATACGAATTAAGCGAGAATAGTGAATGCGCTTTTTAGCCTCATTCCCCATTTTCATATCGTAGAATTCAGGCTGTTTGAGCAATCCACAACATGCTGACGGCGGCAAATACGAGTTCTTATCTGGTGTGATGTATTTCTTTTTAACGACCGTGAAAAATTCCAAACGACCTTGGCCAAGTTTCGAAATATCTAAAGGTTGATCTAAGGCAGCACCATCAGCCGTGCCAAGCAGAATGTACACAACGCCGTAGAGCCGAGAAAGGATCAAGCCAGATAAAAGCACATGTTCTAAGTGAAATACCTTACACGCTTCTTCAAGGCGCTTTAAATCACCACCTTGTATGCCTTCATAGAACCATCCAGCACGAAGCATGTCCGATGCAGGACGATTGACGATACGGCGTGCGAGCCAGTTTTGGTACACCGCTTCAAGCTGATCATCATCAATGTCTTTCCGTACAAATTTACCTTGTGCCGCTTTATCACGTTCTGTACCAATATTCGATACCAGGTTCGTATATGCACCAGCATCACCAATAACGTTAATAGCCTGTTTTACTGCATCAGCTACAAGCGTTTTAATTTTACCGCCTGTATCCGACTTTTTATCTTTAGCCATAAATACCTCTAATCAAATACAGTCGGCTTTTTCGCAAGTGAATCATTAATCGCGTCAATCGTAGGATCCCATTGGTCATCATGTTCATGGGTGAAATCAGCTTTTAAACCCTCAATTTCTTCAATGTAGTTCAGCAACCATGGCGCACTTACAGGCAGAACAACACGACGATCCTCGACATAGAACACCACATCCATGGTCCGGGTCAGTTTGTCTGTATCACGTTGGATTGCCTTAATTGGTAATGTCGTTTCACGCGAAATGTTTTGGATCAACATCGTTCCAGATGCTTTGTCCTCAATGGCCATGTAACGAAGTTTGCCGATCTTGGTATTGCTTTCCTTGTGCTTATTGATGAAAGCCTTGGCTTCCTTAATCAGCTCAGGTGCTTCCCATTTGCCACGGCGCACATCAATGATGTAAAGCCGGTTGTCATACCCAAGGCCTGCACATAAGAAAACTGAGTAGTCGTTATGTTCTTTAATCTTCTGTGCTGTATCTGCCCAGATCGCACGCCATTTCAAAACTGGTAACTCAAGGTATCGATCAAACCATTCAGCCTTGACCAGATCTCCACCGAGCTTTTTCGGTGCCTGCTGATACTGACTGCTGAATGTATACCGAGATACCGTAGCGCCGTCTTTGTCTTGGCCACCTTTCTCCAGCTGCAGTAACGAAAGTAAAGATTCTTTTAATGGCCAGTAGCTTTGACGGCCTTTTTCATCACGTTCGACATCACGTGGTACCTTACGGCGTATATGCTCAGGCAATGTATTAATGTACTCATCATCAATCAGTGCCGGTATCGAGATCTGATGCCAATTGCCCGGGACGTTCCCAGTCATCACAAAGTTAGTCGGATCCTCAACATGTAAACGCTGCATGATCAGAATAATCGGAGTTGATGATCTCGCCTTACGTGAGTTGACTGTGTTCAGGATTTTACGATTAGCCTTGTTACGTGCCGTCTTACTAAATGCATCTTCAGGCTTGAGCGGATCGTCCAGAATAATCGCACCGGTAAATCCAGCATCTGCCAAAGTACCTGCACGGCGGCCCGTAACCTGACCACCCATCGAAGCGGAATAAACATGACCCGCTTCATAGCCGTCTACAGTCGTTTTCCAACTTGCCTTAGCATCGGTACTGGTCGAGATCTTAACGGGCCATAAGCCCTGAAAATCTGCCGATTTGACGATGTTTCGCGCCGTAGATGACACATCCTCCACAAGTGACTGTGAGAATGACAAATATAAGAATCGTGAACGCTGGTTTCGTGCGATACCTCGTGCAATCAAGTTAGTCAGTAATTCAGTTTTACCTGAACCAGGTGGAACGTTAATAACTAGGTTTTCGATTCGACCAGCAATGACTTCATCAATTGCCCAGGCAATGTATTCATGGTGCCAATTGACCGAGAACTTGAAGCCCATACGAGGCAGAAAAAAACGGCGCGTAAAGAATAAATGTTCTTTCTCGCACCGTTCCTGTTCGATCTGCATTTCCAACAAGCTAGTATTTACTTTCGAGTTCATCCATCACCTGCCTTACCAATTCTTTTGAGGCAGTTACATAGGTTGTATTTTCATTCTGTAATGGACCGCCGTCTGGGCCAGTTATTTCCTGCTTGGTTGTACGTGCGTCCGTTTCCTGATAAGCCAATTTCAACAGATTCTGTTTCGATACTTTATTCTTCCCAGCATCCTCATACATTTTCTGAATTTCTTTCAGTCGAAATGCTTGGTTTGCGATCGGAATATCAAAAATATTCTTTCGGAAATCCTCACGCGTTTTATCAAACAGATCCTTTAATTTCTTACTGAGATTTCGGCCTGCATACTTGGTTGGGTCGTAATTTTCACACTGCCGACGATCAATTTCGATGTTAAATCTTTGCATGACAGCATCTGCTACTTGTTGAGGTGTTTCAAAGCAAGCAAGAGACTGAACTATAAAGATTTTTACAGGCTCTTTTAGTGCCGCCATAATTACCCCTTTGTCATGCTACGTCATGCAAGATAGACAAAAAAAAGAGCCTTTCAGCTCTAACCAATCACACAATTCCCACAACACGCGGCCATACTTTTTTCAGATACAAACGGCGCATTCTTGGCAATTTCTAGAAGTCTTTTAACAGACTCATCAGCACCCCATCGTTTTGTTTCACCAAAGAACACTTCAACATCATGGCCAGCCAGGTAATGCTTAGGCAGTCCGGTCATATCGCTATAAATGATTTCCCCATCTTCATCCCGTTCAACTCCGATGTGATAAAGCTCATGTTCAATCAGTCGACAAAACTCACGATCTGAGGCTTGCTCACAGAAAGCAGCATCCACAGTAATCAGATATTGAGGTACAAAGCCGAACCAATCCCGCATCTGTTGTTCCTGGCGTGCTTTCTTCCAGCCGCCCACGTTAAACATCACTTTTTCACATTGCCCCAGCACCATACGTTTTTTCGCTACGGCGGCAGATGAAGCCCAAGCGAATGCAAGAAACTCTTCATTGTCATGGAGTAGTTCAGCAATATGATCATGATCCGGGTTGTGTAGTTCACCGCCGAGAGTAAGCCAGTTATTCAGAACCCATTCTTTAAGCTCTGGCGCAGGTGCCAAGCGAATGGCTTCCTCTTCCTCAGCCTGATCAATCAGCTCCGTCGGCGGGAATGGTCTGAACTGTTCCATCTTCTAATCTCTCTAACTGACTTCGAATCCAGTTAATTGCATAACCCGATTCAATTTGATGAGGTTCAAAGCGCGCAAATGTATAACCTTGATCTTCAGCAAGATCATACTTATTAAATGAATTCGCTATCTTTTTCCCACCACGACCAACCGCCCATGGACTGCCCACAATTTCTATAAGAAGGTTCAGCTTCACAATATAAAAATCAAACCGCCAATTTTTGGTTGATTCAAATTGAAACTTTCGACGATAACCAATGGCATGTTCTTCTAATTCTTGAAATAGGGTTTCTTCTGCTTCTAAGTATTTTTCTTTGGCTTTCGGTAGTGGCTTATTGCGGGGTTTGGTTTTGATTGGACGCTTCTTGGTTTTCCAGAAATATTCTTTTTCGTCCATATACACCCCTTGTATCAGCAATGTATCGAGAAGATATAAATTAAATACCTTGACTATTTAAATAGTGATACAGATCAATCTGGCGACCGGTTTATTATAAAAACCTTTGAAATATAAATAAGATATAAACATTTAAATCCTACATATATCTACACTTACGCCTCCAAATCATCCCATTGTAAGTGCTACTAGTATGTCACTCTGAATAGGTCGAATCTTCGGCAACAAAAATTGAGAAAACTATGTTAGTTAATACAAATACCGCTCAAAAAGCTTCTTTCAATCAATTTTCAAATAATGCTACTGAAAACAAGCCTAAATCAGAAAACCATACACAGAAGCCTACACAAGATAAACCCAATCAAAATGATACAACCTCCACTAAAGAGCAAGATGATCAAAAAGAAAATACAGATAAAAAGTAAATCATCGCTCAATCTTTTGATTAGTAAGAAAAGCCTATCTACCTGATGGGCTTTTTGAAATTTGAAATATCTATTCTACACAACACCACTTCAAATCATCCGGCACAGTTAAATACACACCCAACTGAGTCACAGTAAAGTCATGCACGTAATTCAAATACTCGGTCATCTGCTTAACGCTTAATTTTGTAGTACTGCAAAGTCTTATCACCTGCTCTGCAATCACCCGGTATTCTTCACATTCATTCTGCTTGAGCATTGCAATCGCATTACAGGTCTCAGCAAACTCCTGATCATCACGACGGTAGATATAAATCAGAAAGCGCTTCTTAAATTCGTAATGCAGCTGGTCTTTATGGGTGCCATTCTTCTTTTCGATTTGACCCAACCACATCCAGTACAAACGATTCTGCGCAGTTGATCTATCATCCTGTTTCTGATCAATCACCACCCTTAAAGGCTTACCCTCATTAATCGCGTGGGTGTAATTGGTATGCATGTAGTTAATGGCTTTGGTGATGTCGGCATGACTCTGGATAGGAAACACGGCTTTTTGCATTTCCTCTCCTTAAAACTTATCATGATGCAAAATTACAAAATCAAGAAACCATAATGCTTTATCTCATTGGCATCTTATTTTTAGGATTCATTATCTATTACTACAGACTTGATCAGGCCGACTCTACATCAGGCGAGTTTCCTCTTTATCTATGCATTTCATTGATCATAATTTGCATTGGTCGAGCCTGGCGTGTTCCGACTTAATCAAAACACCTCTTTATCTTCCATCACCAACATCTGATTCACTCTCACCAACCACCGATCAAACATTGCTTCACTCTCTACCCGGTTGCCCAATTGATAGGTATCGAACTCAAAATGACAGGAGTGGCATAGCGGCACAGTGAACTCATCACTGGCTTTAATCGATCTACCTTTGCCATGTTTCGCTGAATTACTGTGAGCCGCTTGTGAGTTTGGATTACCGCAACGGATGCATGGCAGCTTTCTGATTGCTGCTAATCGCTTTGCATCACGCATATAACGCCACACGTAAATTCTTAATCCGCTCTTTCAGCTTAATCATGATGCCGTCAATTGCCAGCAGCTCATTGCGCGTCAGTCCTGATCTGCTGAGATTCTGATACTTAGACAGCTCAGTACTGCAATATTCTAAGTCTTGTTTCGCTTGTACTTTGTCTGTCATGGGTACCACCAATAAGAAAAGAAAAACCCCGCCAAGTTTGTTATCTCAGCGAGGTCTTATGTGCCGTAATGCGTTCGGCAATTTTTTAGTCAAAAAAAACCCACATCATTGGGGTCGATGTGGGCGAAACTTGAAATCCAAAATGTGGAGATTTTGAATAATCGGTAAGATAATATGTATTATATTTGAGATCTAACTCGTTTTAAAAATAAACTATTAATTACTAAGTGATTTTAACGATTAAATTGAATTAAGTCACTTTATTTCTTTCATACAATCACGACACACCTTGATTTCTTCATCATCAACCGTGTAGTCGATCTCAGTCGCACCATGTAGGCCGAATAAACATAATAAGAATTGGAGCATTTGGCTCTCCTTTTGATCTCATAAGTAAAGCAAACCACCGGATGCCTCAGCGCAATATTTCCGGTAATGCGCTATCTATGACAGGTTTGCTTTCTTTTGAAATCTGGCACGCCATGTAGGACTCGAACCCACAACCATTGGTATAGAACACCCATGCTCTTTCCAGTTGAGCTAATGGCGCTTTAAAAAGGACATGGCAAATTGCCACACCCTTGCCTTAGATTACGATACTGACCAGCTCGGCAACTGATCTACCGCTACTCACAATCACACACACCTAACATGCACGGTCTGCTTTACTTGCTTTCAATCCTCTTTAGGTCGGGGCGCTACTCCCTGGTCTAGATTCCCGAAGGAGGTTTACTCGATGGCATGTTCCACTGGTCAGCACTCCAGCAGGCTTGGGTCGCCTTTTTACAGGCAATAAAAAGCCCACTTACTCGTCAAAATAAGTGGGCCAGTGCTGTAGTCACTTTCTTCGTATTACGTCTTCTTCTTATCGCAAAAACAATATAGCACCAAGGCTTTGATCAGAAAGTATAGAAAATACTAAGAAAATGTTTTTAAATGTTGAGCTTGAGTTAATTTTCTTTTCAAATAATAAATTCTAATCATCAAAAAAAATCCTATATTGAAATGAGCTTTCAGTTTAGCCTCAAGAAATCTATTTGGAGGCCTCTATCTTTTCAACTATCTTCTCAAGATTTTCAATCTGTCTTTTTTTATCAGTCCTATACTGATAGAAGCAGAAAAATAATAAAAATATGGACGTGAACAATATTCCGCCTACAAATATAAGATTTTTACGTTCCAAGACTATACTCACTTGCTCTGAATATAGTTCCAAGTATGACATCTTGTTGATTAAAGAAATATTAAAAAAGCCCACCATTTGGCGAGCTTTCCTCGATGCTTAAACCTATTTTTGACATTTCACGTTAAACTGGTATTCGTCTTGAGTGACTTTAATTTTAATATTTTTATATTTTCGTTTGTTTGGATCCATTGCCGAGCCAGCCACTTCCTCAAAAAAGCTACGATCATTCATTAGCTCGCCATACGCTTTATAGCCTAATAAAATCTTTTCAGGCTTTTCGCCTTCAGCCACTAATTTACCGAGAGTATCTTCTAGTTTTTTAACAGTTAAAATCGCCATTTCAATTAGAGCTCAAAAACAAAAAGGCATTATCACTTAATTTTATGAATAAATAATGTCAAAAAAGCCCACCTTTCGATGAGCCTTCTATCAGTAGTGCGACTTACTTACACTTCGCGCCACTATACCATGAATTTAACAAATGCTTTCCGGAAGGTCAAGAAGTTCTAATCACTTATATTCAATAAATTTATATCGGCAATGCAGTGCAGCCAATCCACACTTTACATCTTGCTCTGCCCCATACCTAGATCGCTCTGGTGTAACCATCTGCGACCACGAATTCCCATAAAAATAACGGCAGATAATCGCATCCATCCACTCATCCATGATTTCACTCTGACCCTGCATATCCAAAATCAAACGCTGTACTGCCCGAGCCTCGTTATCATCGATCTCACAAACAACTCCTGATCTTGATAACTTTGGCTTTTCCTCTGACAACATGGAATCAGCAATAATTTGACGAGTCTTTCTCACACCCAACTTAAACTTGCGCTGCTTTACAATCGCTTCATCCATAGCAACAGCAATAGGGTTAATGCTTTTGCCACACGTTCCAGCCACGCTATTCATCCATGCTCCAAATTGATAAAGCCATTCCTCTAGTGAGTACTTACCCCAATCAACCGCCTGCATAATATTTTGAACCTTAACCATCGCATTCATCCCTATTCCCTCTTAAATCTTGCTTAAATCTAAAATTGTCATTGTTCCCCAATGAACTGCACCAGTATCAATCCAGTAGCAGTTATCGCGCTTGCATGGCTTCTGAGTAACCGTATGCCCCATGATTACCGCATCAACTCCTGAAACATGGGTGTATTGATTTTTATCTTCGTCCAGTCGATCACGGCCCCACATGGCTAATTCTGTTGGGAAGCGCTTGTGATCAATAATGTGTTGAGCTTTATCAAAATTATTAAGCTCATCCTTAAACTCATCCCAGTCATTCTGCTCAATATGACCATGGACAAAACCGAACTTTTTACCCTTGTGGCTAATCTCTAATGCAATCGGCAGTGTTTTTAATTTTTTAATGATTTCGCGCTGCACCTGATAATCCAGGTCATAAAACCACTCACCACCATTTTGAATATGGCAATTGAAGTAAGAGCGATTAACATCACCCATGATGACCAAATCTTCATGATTACCCTTTACAGATGTAAACCAAGGTTCATCAATAAGACTTACACATTCTTCATTCTGGGTCCCACGATCCACCAGATCACCAACCGCCACCAGTAAATCATTTTCAAAGTCGAAGACGATTTCTTTAAGGCGGTTCATGAGCAAGTTGTAGCAGCCATGAATATCACCAACGGCATACAACTTTCCTTTGATTTCTTTATCCCAAATTTTGACCTTCATAGCCCTACCATCTTCTCAATTTGCTGTATCGCTAAACCTGACTTCACTTGATCTGTACTAAACCTTAATACTTGAAAACCCATCATTGTTGCGGCGTTATATTTTTCCATGTCCCCGATATACCCCTTGCCTCTTGTATGCCTACCACCACTCCAGATCGCACCTTCAACCTCTACCAGTATCTTTTTTCCTACCAGGTGGAAATCAGCTCTCCATTTCCGCTTTGGGTGAAACTCAAATTCCTGCTCAAACTCAATTTTTAAAGTCTTTAGTTCTCGGGCCAGTTTCGCCTCAAACTCATTCGGTACTTTTTCGCCTTTCACCTTAGGACGCTTGGAGCGCCCTTTCGGTCTGGTGGCTTTCACCATTTTTTTATATTCAGCGATTGAGTAGCTGGTCATTCACACCATATCCTCAAAACGACGGCGCCAATTGCCATGAAAATAAACATCAATGTTTTGTTTAGATCCTTCACGCCGCCACCTTCACTGTGAAAATCTGCTTAGTCTTTTCAGTTACGGTGAAGCCTGCAGGTGTAGCGCCATCTCTCTGGATATATCCGGCATGCTCCAACTGACCTAAATAACGCTGTACAGTGCGACGATTACCCTCCATTAGTACCATCACATCAGAAACGCTTGTTTTGCCCCGTTTAGCCATCATTTGACGCAATATACGAATCATTTTCTCGCCTTGGGTTACGGCATGCATCGATGAGCACCAATCCATGGTTTGAAAGTCATATTCTTTTGACATGATCAGTGACCTCCCAATCGCTCACGAATAACCTTAGGCACCTTCACCCCATCCATCTCGCATTTTTCCAAGTACGACTCAGGATTTTCAAAAGGATCTGGCCAAGGATCGGCTATTGCAGTTGGTTGGCACTGGAGGCGTTGAGGCTTTGGTACCTGGCGATTTTTCACGTTCATGCGCTTTTTAAGTTCTTCAAGCGCTTGCTTTGCCACTTCATTTGGTACCGGGTTATGATCCTCAGCCTTGCTTTCAATCTGCATCACAGCATCCAACACGCCATCAGGCTCACCACGTTCTTTAGCTTCAGTAACGAGTCGTTTGTACACACTGCAAAATACGTTGTGTACGGTATCAGTGGTTTTTAGCATCCCATATGGACCCACTACAGCGTCATAAGCTGCTTTAGCTAGGTGATTGATTCGAGCAGAGCGGTTTTCTTTCTCAAAATTAAGAGCCTGTAACCATGCCTCATCAGCGGTCTGATATTCATACCCACCTAAACACCAGTCTTTAAATTCTGGAATCGATGGTGGCCAGCTTGCCGTGTCCAGTCGCTTAAGACCTCGCAAGAATTGCTCATAAGTCAGCACAGAAAGTTTCTGAGCAAACTTGGCAACCACTTGCCCTTTAGTCTGACCGGCCCATTGATCAGTAAATTTTTTGCCGTGTAGCTCAATCATTTCCTTGATCAGTAAACGGGCATCTTCTTCGCCAAATTTGCGAACTTGTTGATCAGGTCCATTCACTTGATTTGAGATCTGGTTATGCATGGCCCACCCCCTCAACCGCATGGATATCAATTATGGCTTGTTCTTCAGGTTGACCTAATTCAGCAAACCACTCCTGTGCTTCACGTGCTGCTCGGCTTTGGTATCCAGAAGGTTTGGCAGCCGGTGCAGATTTCTTGGCTTCACGTAGACGGCGTACTTCGTCTTTGTTGTTTTGAATCCAGGTAAACCATTTCACCAGCCATAAGCTTGGTGTATTTTTGCTATCAGACTTAGCTGAGAAGAAATCACCAAAGTTTGTAAACATAGCAATCAGATCTTGTTCTGGTAGACCAGGATTACGCTGCTTTCCAAGTTCTATGAAATCGTAGTGAATTGGATATACATGTACGCATTCAAGAATCGAATAGCGTTTGTGATCCTCAGCTTGATATTGAGAAAATTGAATTGGTGGAAAAGAAATTTTTTCTTCGCACGCATTACTACTACCACTACTATAAATACTGGTTATTGGTTCATGGTTATTGGTTAATGGTTTATGGTTTATGGTTGGTTGCACGTCCGTTAAATTTCCGTTCAACGCTGCTTCAACGGTCGTTGGATTCTCATTTAACTGACCTTCAACGTCTGTTGAACTTCTGCTATTCGAATGATCATCATTTGATGAACCACCATCAGAGTTCCGTTGCTTTTTCTCTGCGCGTTTTTTAGCAGATGCTTTTCCAGCATCACTAGCCTGTTTGCGCTTACCGTGATATTCAGCGATTTCACGTTCACAACGATTGTTGATATAAACCCCATCCTCAAGAGTAAAAAACTCATCAAGAACATATTTCAAAGCAGCTGTCTGGTCTTCAGTTGTACATTGCAAACGGCGAGCCAAACGCTCCAAATTGGATGCATCAATTGGCTTTTCAGTGTCGTAATACATATCTAGAAGATCTCGGTAGATCGCACGCTCAACCAAGCTCAAATGGCGAGTTGCATTGTTGAAATCCCCTATATGATGTTGGTAATAATTCATAACTTTTCTTCCACTTTGAGGTATGCACCAATGCTCTGACCTTCACGCTTTAGCTCATCAAGCATGTCGTCTAAGCCAAATTGATTGTTCCGCTCAACTAAATAATGAATAAACTCATTTTTCACTTCAGCCATTTCTTCATCGTGATGACATTCATGCTCTTCACATTCATGGGTCTCACATTCAAGACATTCATACTCAAAGCCGCTTTCTTTCATTTCATCGGCAATCGTATTTAAGTCAGAACCACTAGATGAAGATATGAAGCCAAGAACATCTTCTAAAGTTATGCTCATGCTGCCACCTGCTGTGCTTTACGCATCTTATTGACTAGGCCTGTAATACGAGTCAGGCCAAAAGCAGTGACACGCATGTGCAAGAACACACGCTCCTTGCCATCGTTGCGATTTGTGATTACTGGTGATGTACGGTTGGTGAATACGCCATTAATGACATACTGGGCATGTGGTTGAAGCTTGCGATCCGAGTCGCGGTAAACCCACTTTCTGTCAATCAATAGCTTGATTAGGTCTGATTCTTTAATACCGATTGTTTTGGCACATTCACGCAGGCAATAAGTATTGGATGTATCAGCAATGACTTCTAATGCTTCAGCCTTAGGTGCAAGTACTGCTACTTTTTCACTTAACTCAATATTGAGTTTGGCTTGCACTTCGATTGCTTGAAGTAGATGTGCTGGGTTGGTGATGTCGAAACTATTTTTAGCCTTAAGTGCCTCTTCCATTGCGGTCATACGGTCAAATACTTGAGCTTGTAGCTCATAGCTATATGACATAGCCATCAAGCAGGCTTCGCGTTTTGGGAAGTGGTAGCAAGGATAAGTACGGCCTTTAGGGTCTTTGTAATCTCCAATAAATTTTGGAGATTGATTTCCCCCCAAAACCTTAGGTACTTTTGCCATAAAACTATCATGGCGAAGTTGCACTGGACTGCTTTCGTTTTTAGCGCGGTATTCGTTAATAAAGTCAACAATCTCAAGTGATGACATTGTTACTTCGTTTGTGTTAAAATTTCCTTGTGTTAACATGTTCATAGTTTAAGTCTCCGATGATTTGAACACCGAAAAAGCCTGAGTTCTGACCTCAGGCTTTTTCTCGTTGTAGAGCCGATAAATACTTTGCACACTCGCCTTTCATGGCCTTACGCAAAGATTGAATTTTCTGTTCGATTTCTTCGAGAATGCGATCTGTCTCATCCATTTCAGCAGGTGTCACAACCCCATCTTCCAGAGCAGATAAAACCTGCTTATTTGCTGCGCCATTTCCAACATTCATACCAAGCAGTGATTCAAGAACACCTAGTTCATGGTCCTTGCCTTGAGCTTGATCTACTGGAACTAGTAAAAAACCTAATTTGTGCGCCCATACTTTTAATGGAGCTGGGTTTTGTGTGTAGGTCAGCATTGCTTCAAATGCCTTTAGACTCGGCAGGTGGTTTTCCATATTTGGATTGGCATAGTTCAAAATCGTGTTATGAGACACGCCAACAAGATCAGCTATCTCTTTTGGAGTAATGCCGTTCGACTGATGCACCATCTTGTGCAATGCGGTTTTGGTCTCTTTCGATATATCCATGTGAACACCTTGTTTACTTTCACGTTTATTAAAAAAGCTAAGTTGCTGATAATTGGTTTAAGCGGCGGTTGGGGTCTTCTTTAAGAAAAAATCAAAAAGATTTTTGTGAGACAGCTTGTTGTTGCTAGCCTCGACAATTGCTTGAATTGTCTCCATGCGCGGCTTCTTGCGACCATGGATTAGGTGTGACTCCATATATCCATAGGAAACACCAACGCTAGAGCAAAACTGGTTCCTCTCTTTTTCGTTTAATGATTTCCAGTAGTCGTATAGGTTTGGCATAAAGAATACACCTATTGGGTAAATTAATAATAAATATACCTGCTAGGTAAAATTAATTCAACCTATCAGGGTATTTATTTTTTCTACCTAACGGGTAAATTTAGTAGGTGATTTAAATGATGGGGTTCGGTATGGCTGACTTGATGCAAATTCATGAAATACGGTTGAAGAATGCGCGAGACTTGATGAAAGAATCAGGGTTGAGTCGTACTGATTTCTCTGAAAAGGTGGGTCTCTCCTACAATTTAATCAGTCAATACATTGGGAAGAACCCAACGAAAAATATTGGTGATGAAACAGCTACTAAAATAGAAGAAGCTTTCGGCAAGCCTAAAGGCTTTTTAGATCAGGCGAATGCTATTGCAATGCCTTTAGATGCGACTTTAAGTAAAGGTAGTATCCAAATAGCACCTATTGAGTTTCGTGGCGCTGAGGGTAGTAAAAAATATAATGTGAGAATACCGGTGTACAGGGATGTAAAGGCTTCTTGTGGAAGTGGGATAGAGAATTTTTTAGAAGATCCAAGTGAATATTTAGACATTGATCCATCGCTACTAAGGATTTTAGGTATACAAGCTAAGCCGGAGAATCTACGTGTGATTTATTCCGATGAATACAGCATGTGGCCAACTGTAGCGCCGGACAGCCCTCTTTTTATTGATGTGGCTGATAAAGATCCCAGCATGCTTAAAAGTGGGTCAGTGTATGTTTTTAAGCATAACTACGAGCTAAGAATGAAAAGGATTTTTATAAGCTATGCAGGCGGCACAACAGTAAGGCTTGCAAGTGATAATCCTGACAAGATTCGCTATCCAGATGAATTTATTACTAATGAGCAGCTTAATGAAATTGATTTTATTGGTCGCTTGGAATCTGCTTTAGTTAAACCTTAAAAAAAACAAAAGCCGCTATATGTGGCTTAGATTTTATCAAGATGTTGAATATGGTAGCTCCCCAAAAAAGAAGGAAAGCATAATGATCGCAACACTTAATAAATCCAAAACTGCGCTAACAATTAATCGTCAAGAATTTAAATTGGCATTAGGTAAAATTGGTGAAGGGATTGATAAACAAATAGCCTCGCTTAAAAAAGCCAAACAAAGCTATGACGCTGCTGAAATAGCACGTGAGGTCATTAGTGAGGCAAATATCTTTGAAGCTATTATTGAAGGCTTTAACGAAGCAGAAGGAACCAATCTAAAGCTGGCGGACATAACCAATCTTGAAGTGGCACAAGGGTGGATAGATGAGTTTTTAGAAAAGTATTCAGATGTATAAATAGCCCAATTAATTTTTCTGGCTAGACTAAATAACTGCAAATCCGACGCAATTTTTTTTGATTGAGAGTGTTATGGTTTTAGATCGTGAAATACAATTAGCTATGATGCGCAAGATGCAAATCGTTTATCCATCCTATTATGACTTTGATACCGACTACCCTGATGGTCATCAAGATAGAGATAAAGCTTTAAAAAACTTATATTATTTGCGAGCACATGAATTAGTTGAAGCTAAAAGCATAATTATCACTGAATACATGGATGGGGATTTGGTTTTAGACTTTGGTGCTAGCACGCTCACCCATCATGGCGTGGACTTTCTGGCAAATGATGGCGGACTTTCTGCAATCCTAAGTGTTATAACGATTAAGTTTGAAACCCAAACACTTAAAGCAATCCTAACAACCAAAATTAATCAGTCTGATTTAACCCCTGAGAATAAGAAATCAATGATTGATGCACTCGAAGAGCTTCCTGCCGAGTCCATAAAACACCTGACCACGAAATTACTGGATGAGTGTGTTGATAATCTGCCGGCAGCAATTCTTCTAATTGGAACGTGGTTGGGCTCTTTCTAACAAACTTGAGCAACATATTTCCGCCATCAAGAAGAAATATATCTTTATCTACGTCCATCTCAGTGTAAATACCAGGATGCTTACCGTTTAAATGAAAATATAAGCTTTTTAATTGATTCATAAAAATTACCTTTGCTGTGAACCCGGCACAGCTTACTGATCGGGTGGAGAAATTAAATGGACAATATTCTTCAATTTCCAAAAGTTGAATCCAATAGCAAGGATGAAATTAGAAGTTCATTGATAAACAACCTTGTTGAAAATGGTGCATCAAAAGAACGTGCTAATTTAATAGCTGAAAGAATGTCTCCATTCTTAGATATATTGTGTAGCTTTGAATTCCATCCTGATTTTCCAGAAAATCCAAAAACTGAAGATTACAATTTACTTTTTAAACAAATTTCTGAAAAAATCTCGATATTTAGGGAAGAACTCCTTCTCGAGAGAATTAGTAGTGAGTGCTGGAATACCCAATGTGATTGATTTGGGTTCTGGTGTTAATTCACCATCCTTCAGATCAATCTGGTCCTGACTTATATTTAAAGCACTTAGGCAATGATGTTGATTTGATTGACCATCTGATCCGTGAAAGTGCAATTTAATCTTTGTTACATTTTCCTCAGTGAGATGTTCCGGATCAGTAATAAGAATGCCTATAAGGAATCCTTTTGGTCTCTGACCCACTTTCACCGAGATTAGTTCGCCCTTACTGGTTACTCCGATCATCTCAACAAACTCCAAACAACCCACCCTGTGATGGGTTTTCTTTTGTCTATTAAATCTTATTTCACCTGAAGAGTAAAAATATTTTTACCATTTTTACCTAACAGGTATTTACTTTATTTTACCTCACAGGTATATTTTATCTCACAAACAAAGAAAAGCCCCAGCGTTGCAACGAACAACCTGAGGCCTGACCCACACTCTCTCTGTGAGTAAAGTAATTATGAACACAAAATTAACTCCACACAATAGCTTCAAGGTAACTCTGTTTACTGCTGCTTTAACTGTAAGCGCCTTAGCGTTTGCTCATCTTGCTGACTTTGGTAGTGACCAGGTAGCACCAACTCAAAATATTCAATCTGAATATGGAATCGTCTCTTTAAAGATGCTCGACGATGTACACGGTGAAGCTGTCGTAAATCTGGATGGTTTCCGTTTGGAAATCACTTCATTTGAAGTTGAAGCATACTCGGATGATTACGGTGTACCAGGTTCCGAATTCACCAATGTAGAAGTAATAGAACTGGGTGAAATCAATATATTTGATGCCAATGGCAATCCGTATAAAGACTTCACTGACTACCAGGATCACCGTGAAATCAATTCAATGATCGCTGGTCACATCATGAAACATCGTCTGGTGGAGGTGCAGTCATGATTTTAAATTCTGCTGATCAAATTTTTGAAGCACTTTTAAATGGCCAGCTAGTCTACTGGTGTGAATGTGGCTCTGATGACTGGTCTCCTCTAAATGATCGAACTCAAATTAATTTTGTAGATCTTTACACTGGTTTCCTGCAATTCAAAGCAGATGAGCTACCTGTAATTCCAATGCCGATTGAGCTCAACTCAACTCATCGTTATTTCTCTGAATACATCAAGACCTTTGAAGGACTTGAAATCTATCGAGTGGGTAAAACCCGGGCGAGCTATTTTGCCCTACGTGTCAAAAGCTCAGGAACTATTGCTGACTATTTCTGCAACACAACTATCTATTCCATTCAGCCGGACGGCTCATTGAGGAAGATGGATAAATCCCTTACTCCGAAATGGATTTTAGATGGACTGGAAAATGCGCGTGTTGCTATGCGCAAAAACAAGCGTCATCAAGTTTTAGAAAGTACCGGCTTCTTTGCATCGGAAGACTATAAGAACTTTAAGCGTAATAACCGTCCTGCAGGAGTACGTTGAGATGGCGATTAATATTATTCCAGCGAATCAAGCGCTGCTAGTTCAGGCAATTATTGTTTATCTGTATGCGGATCCAGGCTTGGGTAAAACCTCTATCGGCTTTACGGGTGATAAAGCTATTTCATTCGACTTTGACAAAGGTTCCCACCGTACTGGTGAATTGCGTCGCGGTGCTGTAGTTCAGGCTCACCAGTGGTCTGATGTTGCAAACCTAACAATGGCCGATCTTGAGCCATACAACACCATTGTGATCGATACCGTCGGTGCAATGCTTGAAAGCATCAAAACACATTTAATGCTCAATGCGACCAACAAGCAAAAAGATGGATCGTTAAAGCTTAAAGCCCAGGGCTTGGCTAACAACATCTTTAAGCAATACGTGAATACGCTGATCGCTTCAGGAAAAGATGTGGTGTTTATTGCCCATGCTTCTGAAGATCAAAGCGGTGACCAGGTAATTTATCGCCCTGATCTGGGTGGTAAAAACCGTAATGAGCTATATCGCATTGCTGACATCATGGGCTATTTGACCACAGTCACCACTGGTGAAGGTAAGAATGCCCGGGTAATTAGCTTTAAGCCTTGCCCTACTCATCATGCTAAAAATGCGGGTGGTTTAGGTGGTGATACTGGTGAAGTATGGGTGCCGGATCTAAAGACTAGCCCTACATTTCTGGCCGATCTTATCAAACAGGCTAAGGACCATATCAATACCCTGACACCAGATCAATTGGCCGCAATCAAGGCTCAAGAAGATCTAGAAAACTGGGTACAAAGCTGTGGTGAGGCCCAGTATGCGAGTGATCTAAATCAGCTCACTCAGTCTCTTGAAGACACTCATCTGTATTACAAGAATATGCGTGCTGAATTAGTTCGCCGTGCTCTAGAAATGAAGTGCACGTTTGATAAACAACGTAATGCCTGGGTAGATCCACCAGAGTTCAATGGCATTTCTGATGAGCAGCTGGCCGATCTGCAGGATTTCATCGATACCTGTGGCCTTGATGCGAAAACAGTGTGTGAACACTTAGGGCTTGATGCTCTCAACCAGATAGAAGCTTCCAAATTTGAAGCCGTAAAAAATGAAATAGAACAAGTAGCTAAGGGAGCAATGACAGCATGAAAATTTTAAATAGCAAAGAAGCTTTTGAGGCAATGATGGCTGGCCGAAATATCATGTGTCGTGCAGCTGGTGAGTTAATGGATTTTGATGATCTGTCTCAATTCCCGGCTACGATTTTCGCTATGCCAGGCTATGAGTTCTGCATCAAGATTGAAACCATGGAACTGGCTGGTATTACATTTACCAAGCCTTTGACTCTTGATGATGTCGTGGAAGATCAGGAAATCTTTATTATTCATCCTGACCATATCTCACAGATTAAATACAGCAAACAGTGCATGGAGTATTTCAAAGCTGTCGACAATGGTTTTGCTCAGGCGGATAAAGAAAATGCCGAATTACAATTGGTTGCAATGGGTGAACTATTTGGTCGAATGATTGTCTATCCTCCAACTATAGACAATACAGGCAAACCCAAAAAGAGACGCTCAACCAAAGCTAAGAATGAGACTGAACAGGCTGGTATACCAGCTGGCCCAGGTGATGCTGTACCAGATATTGAAAAACAGCCTGAGCCAGAGCTGATTCAGCCTATTGAAGCCATAGAGCAAGAAGCCACTATTAATACTGAAACTCCAGTTATAGAAATTGAAGCGGATTCAGTTGAAACCGACCGGGTAAAGCTTGTTGAAAAGTTCACTGCACAAATTGATCAGTTTACTAAGGAGGATGACGTTCTTTCATTCCGTCACGTATTTCTGGCCAATGGACACTTAGATCAAAAAGATCAACAGCACTTGTGCAAGCTTACGGAAGATAAATTGCTTGATCTGGATCCAGAGCAATACACGCCGAAGGTTGAACCTGAACCAATCGCAGATGAAGTCATTGAAGTCGTGCAACCTAGTTTGATTGATCAAATTGAAAACACTGCACGTAAACAAGCAGCAGTGGAAAGTGCTGAACATGGTAGTGCCTCTATAGATCTGTTCTACAAAAAGAAGAAGCAGGTTTTGATCAACCGGATCTATGACATGGATTCAGTAGAAACTTTAGAACGACTGGCACCCGCAATACCTGCAGCCAAATTGTTACCAGCTGATCACCAGGAGCTACTCAGTATTTATGCACAGCGCAAAGATGCTTTGGCTGCTGAAACTGGGGAGGCTTCATGAGTTATTCCTACTCTTCTATGACCCGCGTGCTGCTTGTGCAGTACAAGGGTCGGATCCGGACCTACCGCAATATCAACCTGTTTAGTATTGACGATTGCCTGCGGGATTTTGTGAATACCTGGGGGTACAGATGATCTTTAGGATTAAAAAGAAGCACCAAGTGGGCTTCAAATTATGGCTTGAAAAGCTGGGTTATACAAAGAAAGAGCTTGCTGATGGTAGTACTACTTTTTCGGGCAAAGGTACACGCAAAGCACTGAGCTATGTGTTTTTAAAAAGTGATTTAACAGGTAATGCAGCATGTCAGGTGCTATTTGATGAATATGAAGAGCACCTGGATAACCCAGCTTATTTAGATGTGAAGGTGGCGTGATGGAAAAGAATAAATTGTGGTGCGTAGGAATCTGCCCTGAAGATGATAGTCCGCATGAGCAGTCACCTGCCGTATCAAAAGAAATTGCTGAACGTGCTTTGGCTCGTTACAGAGCAATGACTAAGGCTGAAGGCAATCAGTTCATGATCGAATCATTTGATGAATACTTTCAGGTTCAAGAATGGAAAGGCACAGCTGAAGAACACCAGGAACAAATGTTTTACACAGAAGACTGGTTTAAAGAACCGATGTACCAGTGCAAAAACATGCAGCAAGCCGAACAAGTATTTAAGTACGGTGAAATCGTGCATTGCTACAAAAATGGTGCTGAATTGATTACTTCTGATCTTAAAGAGGCCCAGCTCTTCTATGAGGTGATGTGATGGATAGCATGAATCAAGTAGTTGAGCCAACCCCATTTGATGATGCGCAATGGCTCTGGTGCGCTGACTGGTGCAAGAAAAAAGGTTTAAGCCCATACGATGCGAAGAACTGGGCAGACGCAAAATTTGAATATTTGAAGGCTCAAGGAGAAAACAATGATTGA